ACCGCTGGAATTGACTGCGTTGTTCCATGGGAATACTCAAGTCGAAGTCGCGAGCCTCACGCCGTGCCAACTCTAGGAAGGCCATCTGCTGCCATGCCTCGTTCTTCCAAAAATCCGGTGAGACCGCCCTGTCGGATCGGGTTGGATGCGGCGGATATGTGGGTGCTTCAAGAATCTTTCGGAGATGCCTTTCATTGAGGTAACGGCCTCTATTCATCTTGGCCATTGCCGCTTCCTGGCTCCCAGGCTCCAGTCCGGGCGGATTACCGATTCCTCGATACAGGTTGTTGCCGAACACTTCAACTTGTGTCTTAAGGTCAGGCACTTCGGTATCAACCTCTGTATTAATAGGCGGGATACCAGGCTCCTCATCCAACACCCCGTCTTCTGCCAGCCGTGAGAGCGCATGAAATATGACTACTGCGTCATTGAAGTCGTCTGGGTCGTTGTACCGCTTAATGACATTAGGTCTCGTTGAGGTCTCGCCGAACCCAAACTCGTTGCGCAGTGCGTTACGCAGGTCACGCAGGGGGTGAAGATGGGGAAGCCTTCGACCGTCGTACTCGACCAGGAGCCCGACAAAGGCCCGCCGCATTTTTTCAAATTCGTCTCGAATCTCTAATTCTCGGGAGATGCTTTGTGTCTGATGCCCGAAATGCTCACCTGCTTCGAGCGCCTGCTGTAGGCGTTCCAGTTCGTCGGCACTCATGTCGCTTAATTCATGGGGTCTTGTTCGATGCAGTGATTCGATCGCCCCTTCGACCTCTAGCAGTTCCTCGGGGGAAAGAAGGTCTTGCTCGGGTTCTTCAACCGTGGCACGGTAATGTGCCCGGGCGTTCTGAACTTCCTCTTCTATGGCATCCAGATCGACAGGTTCTATCCTGGACGCGGAGTAGCCCGGTTCACTAGTCGGCCCTTCGGTGTGCGCCTCTCCCATGATTTCCCCCGCCGGCCTCCTGTCTTGTGGTCCTCGTTCGATGTGTTCCCCGTGTCTTATCTCATCAAGATCACCATCGGATGGGATGCCTCCCGCTTCGAAGGCCGCTTCCACATCGGATCTTGTCAACAGGGGGATGCCATCACCGTCGACATCGTCTGAAGCGTAAGACCAGATCACGGCGTCATCGGGTTCCAGGCCATCAGCCCACAGCGGGGTCCGTGCGCCGCTTGGACCGCCCCTCCGATGTTCCATCCATTGATCAATGGCCTCAGACAATGTTCCAACGAATTCTTCAGGGCCGTCGTAATTGGCTCCACCCATTAGGTCATAACTGCCATGCCTGTTCATAGGGGGCCATGTTTCACCGGTGCCGGTGTCGGGTGCGTTGGCATAGTGGCCCGGATTCGAAAGTCGGCCCTCCTCGTCGAACTCCGCGAGTTCGCCAAGCATTTCTCGCAGGACTCCTTCGTCCATCCCCTCTAGGGCGATGCTGACGATCCGTCCCGCTTCCTCCAGACTGACCCCTTCCTCCCTGGCAACGTCATGGGCTGGCGTGCGTCGAGAAGATAAGCCCCCTGGTCCCCCTACTGTGCTCCCGTAATCAGGGAACCGTGGACCCTGATCCCTCACTTCCTGTGCAGCGAGATCTACGACCCGTAGGAGTCTCTCATAGCCCTCCTCCTGGTCCCACAGCCCACCCCCCTTTGGCACGTTCTCGTGGCCCGGGCCGAGGTCTTCTCGATCGTTGATGCCAAACGCTCGGCGTACTTTGTTCATGGCCCGATCGAATGAACGAAGGATTGGATCTGGCATTCCCAGTGATCGAACCTCAGACGCCGTCAGAGTTTGACGCATCCAAGCAATAACGTCCTCGTCAGGGCTATCCGGACCCGGTACTCCTCGCCGCACGAACCCTTCGACATCATCCGCAAATCGTCCCTCATCGCGTCGAGAAGAGAAGCCCCACGGCGTCCGAACCGGGTTCATCTGTCCCATTACGTCGTCCTCATCCTCTCTTATTTGGAGTTGCTCTTCTTGGGATAGAGCCCGGCGGGCAGCGACACGCTCCTCAAATTTCTGATCGTCCTTCGCTTTTTGCTGACGGCGCTTTTCTTCTCGCTTCGCCCTCCACTTTTTGTTCTTTTCCATCTCTCGGGCAGACTGTCTGCTTTCCCTTGCAACTCGCCGAGTTTCCCGATCTCCTCGCCGAGAGCGGAAAGCCTCCCCAAGACTTTCAATCTCTTCTCTGTTTTCTGATTCGCCGCGCCGGGAACTCAGACCGAAACGTTCATCGAGATTCCTCTCGATAGAGCGGTCTATTGCGCGTCCCTTCCTGTACTTCTCCATACCCGTTCGAACGGCAAGGGCTGCCTCCCGTGAAACCCCCATACCAGTCGGTGGGCGTTCAGCAGGTTTGGGGCCAAATCGTTCATCTTCTCTTGACACCCGAGCCGTGCCCCCCGGGTCGTCTGGGTCATCGTCCCCTTCAGGCGCTGCATCCGTGCCGAGCCACCTGCGGGCCGTGTCCTCCACATCTTCGATGAAGGGGTCGCCACGTTTAATGAACCTGTCGTCTTCATACTGTTCGCGGAGTGTTACAACCTGTTCTCTCAGCCGACCAGCAAAAGTCATGCTTCGATCTTCGTCGGCAGTCAATGTCCGGGCTGTTTGATCTTCGAGATAATCATCGATCTGCACTCCCAGTCGTTCAATCACGTCGAACGTTAAATCTTCGTCTCCATCAAGAGTGTCTTGCAGGGAGTCCCAAAATTCCACATGTGATTCATCCGCCCTGTCGTCCATGACTGCCGTCGCAAGGGCGTTGCGTTTTATGCCGATGTTGATATCAAGGGCATCCATAATCCTGAGACGCCGGTCAAGGGCCACCTGTGCATCTGGAGATGAACTTTGCCGACCAACGTCATCCTCAATATTCTGCCCACCCTCTGGATCAAGTAGTTGTTCGCGTTGGCTGCCCCCTATCCCAGGCTGGAAAGCATCGGTGTTACGCTCCCCCGTTGCGCTGGAGAGCACTGTGTCTTCTTGGGGCCGCCTCGTGCGACGCTGGATGGCTGGCTTGTTCTTAGCGGCGTCAGCCAGCCTCTGCCTTCGTTCCCTTCGGCGTCGTGACATGGCCAGGGCTGGGTTTGCACGTTCTTCTCGGGTTTGGATTTCTTCAAGTAGTCCGCCGAGGATTCGGTCGTAGTCGACAGACCGGAGACGTTCCTCGGGGGGCGGCCAGTCAAAAACTTGCGGCTTGTTTGGATCGGAACGTGGATTGAAGTTGATCATCAACTCATCCACTTGTTCATTAATGCTTAGTTCGTCCCAGTTCTCTGGTTTAACTTCGTCCCATTTTCTTCCAACGAAACGTGCCTGTCCGGGACCCATGCCTGTTGGTTCGTTAGGTTTCTTCAGACCCCCCGGACTCTTCTCTGGGGTTCCTCTAGATGATCGAAGACCTCTACCTTCTCCGTACTGAGGCATTCCTCTGCCGGCTGGGCTGTAATTCGCGTAGTAGTCGTGAAGTCGAATCCAGTCTCGCGGAGACAACTGTTCTCCACCTCGGTCATAACGCCGCACTAAGTCTTGGACCACATGGAAGCCGCCCTGTTGGCGTGCCCAGTAGATCAAGTCACCTTGGAGTCGTGGCGTAATGTCCGCAGGCGCACCATTGTTGGGACGCCGTGAAGCAAACCCATGGTCCCTGTCAGGGAACTGTGAGTCCTTGGCAAGATTAGGAGAGACCCACTTGCCCTTTTTGGAAAAGGCCGCCATTTCAAGAACATCTCGGCCGGGTTTGAAATAACCATCTGGATCTACTGCTTCAAGACGAGCATATGATTCAAGGATTTGGTTGTATTCAGCAGAATCCAAACTGACTTTGCCACCCTTGGAATCTTGGAGTTTCTTGTCGTATGCGGACAGGCCGAGTTCGATGTCGGGGTGTCCGTCATACTTGGCCCGCGTGGATTTCAAACCATCACTAATTTCGCCAATTTCCCCCTCAGAAAGGGACACTTCCATCCGACCACTGTGGTGGGCGTTGACTCGTCGTCCAGGGTCCGACCTAATTGCGGCAGCAGCATCACGCAGTAGTCCTGCAACATGTGGCTCTTCATCACGCCAGATGTTGTCGGCCAGACTGTTGAGTTGTTTAACCAGGTCCGACCTGTCTATAGGTTTGGCCGGAGAGGTGTTTGTTCCGTCGAGGATTTTTTGGGCTTTCTTGAAAGTTTCAGATTCATATCGATCTAGTCCTCTGTGATCCCTCAGCCTGTTGGCGTGCCTTTTCAATTTCTCACCCAGGGTCGGCAACTCGGTGGGAAGGCCCATGCGGTCCACAACCGTGCCATCGGGCTTGATCAAGTATGACTCTCTACCTTTAACCCATTCGTTGATCGCAGCGCCCAGACTGCTCTCAGCGTCCACAACGGCGGCAATGTCGGAAGCGATCCCACCGTAGATGTATGTCCGTCCCCCTTTGAAGGTGACGGCGAGTTCTTCATCGCCAGCGTTGTAATGAGCAGCGTTGATGGCGGTACTTGCGGATGTGTCTAGTTGGAAATCTTCGCCGAGTCCAGCGCCACGCTGTGATCGGAAACCCGTTCCTTTGGGTTTGAAGTCCTGAAGACTCCCGGTTGTTGCATCGATTCGGGTTGACTCCAGATCATCACCAAGTGCGAGTCCTGTGGCCCGGCGGTATTCGTCGTCGGTGCGTAAGCGGGCTATGCGCAGATTCAGAAGTTGCGTCGAGCCAATCCGGTCAGCGTAGGACACTAGCGAATCATCTGGTTTAACTTCGATTCGCATATTGCGGTCGAACTTGTCGATTTTTTCAGCAGCCTCTAGAACTATATCTGCTCCATTCGGTGCATGTTGTTGGACATCCATCTCGGCGCCGTAGACATTCTGCTCCGCTTCTTCTATGTCCTTGAGAACATCTATTGCCGAATTCCACTCATATTCAAGAGAAGTTTCCCATCCGGGTTTACCACGAGTCTCATCGACTGCCAGGTCTTCGAAGTGGCCGCCGCGGTCATTCCGGCGATCATCATTTCGTTCCAAAATATATTCTGGAGTGAATAGAGCACGGAAACCTTCGTAGTCGTTGTTTTTTAAAAACTCTAGGATCTTGTCTTCATCTAGATATGAGCCATCCGGCATGTGACTAGGAGCGAAGTTCTCTTCAATCTCCGTAATATGACTATCGAGATATCTGCGGTGATCCTCTAATTCACTACTCACTTCATTGCGACGGTCCTCTGCGGCGTGATAATAATCATTCTCTTCCCTGAAGAAGTCGAGTACGTCGTCGTATTCTTTTTTCAATTCTTCCCATGTGCTGAAAAGATCGTCCCACTCTTCATGACCTCCAGGAAAGTTCTCTATGCCGGGGTAGGAGCGAGTATCGGGGTCATAATCGTTTAACAGGGTCTCATCGAAATGAGGATTTTCTTGCAAAAAGTTGAGCATCTGTTCGCGAGCATCTATGAGATTTTGTAGATTCCCATATGAGTTTTCGGAGTGGAAATTCCTTTTGGAAGCCAGCCCGGATTGCCTTAACGGGGGAGGGTCCATAAGGGAGGTGACCTCTGCCTCGTTGAAGCCTCGACTGCGAAGTTCGGCGGCTCGGCGGCTGGCGAGACCTGCCTCCGTCGCCCTGTTCCAAACGACCGTTTGGTCGCGAGCAAGTTGGGGGGTACGAAGAGATCCTCGCTCTATCCGCTGACCGCCTTCCCTCTCAGGGGACACCGCTGTGGCCCGGAAATCAAACCTGTTTCTGGTGGATTCCAAACCCTGACGGGCGCGCCTTCTGTGACCCTGAGCGGCGCTGCCCCCACGAGCAGCCACGAGCATGCGCATCCTCCTGGTTTCAGGAGCGATGCTTTGTGTGTCAACGCCAATATCTGAGGGCTTGAAACTGGGTCCAAGAAGTTCCCCATTGGCGTTGATCAGATCACCCCTACTGTTTGCTCGGGTAGGGATTTCTTTTTTAGGACCACGGATATCCCTCCGCTTGGCCGAAGGTTGTCTGATCATCCTCACTGGGACAACTTGCATACCTAATCGCTGTGCGGCGGCCAGCCTGTGGTTTCCTTCGTCGAGAGCAAGAGTGCCGGTTTCTGGATCGTATTGAACCACCAACGAATGCTTGATGCCGTTGGCGCGGATGTCCTCTGTCAACTCGTCCAACTTCCCCATAATGATGGGGGCGTCTAGTTCATAACTTCGCATCTCTCCAGCACGAGTGGCGGCGTCCTCATCCCAACCGTTGCTGGCTGAAGGTCCGATGTTGCCCGGCATGTCATCGAAGAATTCGATGGGTACGAGTTCGGTATGGTCGAAGTTGTAGAAATCAGTCAGAGCGGGATGAGGGTAGATCGGGTCGCTTACGTCTTGGATTCCATAAGCCTTGATGATTTTTTGGATCTGCTCATTGCGGAACGCTTCATATTCATCACGGGTAAATTGCCCCATGCGTTCCTTGGTTGGGGGGCGTTCTTCTGCTCCGACACCTTCTGGTCGAGCATCTGGAGTGGGGGTATCAAGATCGGTCTCGTCACCCTCTTCATCCCAATTGCGCCCCTGTAGGAGGCGTCTGCTGGAACGGAAACCACGAGATGGTCCTGGCTTACGGGGAAGTGCCGGTCGTTCCCATGGTGTGCCCTCCTGGACAAGCATGTCCAAGTCAGCATCTCTGGCATCTGGGTTAAACCTTGTCGTGAGGGCTCTCCCAGCCCTACGAACTTTTCCCGACCCTCCACCACCACCTCGGGAAAGGCCACGACCAAGCCTCCGGCCTAGGGCCTTTGTAGCCGTTTCAACGGCTTCGATGAAGTCGGGTGTCGCCCCCGATTTGATGATAATTCCTTCTTCGGTCACCTCGGCGATTGCGCCGTGGTAATCAATGATGGGATCCAGTAGAGACTTGGTAGCGAAAGCATCTTCAAGTTTGCAAGAAATGACCAGTTGGTCTTCACCTTTTGCACTGTCGTCGCTGTCCAGTTTTTGGACAATGCGCATGATCCTTGGCATGACAGTGTCTTGCGGGTTCTGCTCGTAGCGGTTAGCCGGATTGATTTGTGGCTTTACTTGAACTCCCGGGGGTTTGACTGGCGCGTACACCATCTGCGGAATAACCCGTTCAGGTTGACCCAGCATAAAACCCCGTTTCGGGCAATGATGGAAGTGAACTCGATACATGGCCGTTCCATTATCGGAACGTTGAACCTGGAAGACGGCTACACCTTCTGTGGCGCTAATGAGTTTGATCGGCTGTGGTGAGCGAGACTGCAACTCCAGTTCCAACTTGTGATCATGCTCGTCGGACATGCTCTCAGTCCGTGGAGTCTCGACGGGCATCATTGCGAGCATCCCGTCTTTCTCGTCGAGGTCATCAAAGGCGAATTCGAGATCGTGGGTCTCTGTGATGGGACGCTCCATAAGGGCCGCTTCAGCGCCCTTGACGGAGATGGTCCCCGTGAGTTGGTTTGCCCCATGCAGTACCGGAGAACATTCGTACAGTTCTACTTCGTGCAGAATGTTTGCTTGTCGAACAGGATCGAATGTGGCGTTGATGGTCTTGTAGCCGATTGACCACTCTTGTTCACCACCAAAGAAGGCAACGTTGGCGAAGGCTTCTCGACCCTTTTCGGATCCGAGATTGAATTGGACTCGTGCATACAGGCCCCCGACACCTCCCGCTTTCATTTTTTCTGGGAGGCGTGGATCGCTAGGTCCCACTTCTTGGATGTCTAGAACTTTCCCAATAGGGTCATTCCAGTTGTGGCCCCAAACAACACGCGGCTTGCGCCGTTGAAGAGTGCCGGCAAAGGCTCCTGGCTGAATAATGTCGCCGACGGAGTCCTTGTTGCCGATGCCTGCCACGAAACATTCGACAATACCTTGAGCCTTGTCAACGCTAACCTGGCCGTTGCTGGCTTTGATTTGGATATCTGTTTCCATCCCTACAGGCATAGATAACTCCCTGTTGCTCTGTAGTCATAATAGAGCACACTGATGGTGGTCTACTGTAAAATAATGTGAAAAATGTGTTAGTTTCTGTAAATGGCTACTAACCCGCTAGATTCCAGGCCCTACGCGATTCATCGGAAGCAAGTTGCGGACGCACTTTGGCCAATAGATATGTGAAATGACTAACCAAGGCAGACTTGAATGCTGCCAATCGAGCATCGTCTTCTTCTATACGCAAAGAGTAAGAGATTTCTTTAGAGATTGACTCTCTACTGTCAAGATTGATTGCTTTGATTCTATCCATTTGAGAGTTGATGTGTGTAACGACATCTTCGGCCAGGGGCGGATGATTTTCTGCTGATTTGCCCAAGTATGACTCTGTTGCATCTTTAACAATTGCATTTAGAACTGGACGGATGTCCTCATCCATCTGCTTGTCCCAAACGTCTTGGGGCATAAGCAAATCAACTACAAGGCTTCCTTTAGACAGTGCCTTCCGGGCTTTGGCTCCAGCGGCTTTTTCTAAAACCACCCTCTGTTGGCGCTCGAATAAACGTTCGACACTTCGATCCAGAATTCCTGACCACCTATTCAAATCGGAATCCATGGAATCAGTTTTGAATTCCATACCTCCGACCTCTTCAGATAACTGCTGTGGTGCGGTTGCCGCCTGAGCGGCCATAGCGCCCTGCATGGTGTTTGGATCCATTGGGGCTTCCGCTGGTACCATCCCTCCGGGAGGAGCCTCCTGGGGCGCTCCTGGGGGCGCTCCTGGCATTTGACCACCGGGTCCCATCGTTACATTGGGTTCCGGTTCCATTTCTTTGTGGGTATTCGCTATTGGGGTGAGGTTCGGATTTTGTAGCAGGGAATCTCCAAGATCAGAATGAACAATCTTGCGACCAGTTGCCTCCCGATATTCATTGGCACTGATTAGGCCAGTTTGAAATTCTTGAAGAACATAACGTGATCGCTCTTGTCGATACATCGTGAGGGTCGGAACTTCATCTAGGTCGAAGTCGACATAGTGCCTGTCGTCTAAGTCATCTAGAGCGCGAGCGATGTGTTGAAGGTGGGGTGCCATGGTCTCGCTCCAGAACACTCGGATTTCCTCGCCTGCATTACTGAAGGTTCTTCCGGAGGCGTTGCCGATGACCGACTCAGGCACTCCGAAGGAGGCCAAAATCTCTTCTTTTGTGATCTGCCTCATTTGGATATAAGCGGAATCACGAGGACTTGCAGAGGTGTCGACATAATCGACACCATCATCGGCGGCGATAACGGTGGTCGCTCCTGCTCGGCCCAAGTTTCCTCGGAACCTGTTTCTCAGTTCGTTCCGGTCGTCATCATCAATTTCTCCCTTGACTACGAGCAGTCCTCCGGGACGACCATCGTTGAGGAGGTAGTTCCGGTTGTACAACTTGGCAAGGTTTTCGATTTCAATAGCCACCCCAGCGGCTTCCATTGGAGTCATGGAGAGGTATGGGTCGAGTGGGTGTGGTCGACGAATCCATATGACGCTTTCGGGAGGCATAATCACCTTCCGACCATCCGGCATGGCAACCTCGTACCCGGAGACAAATCGCTTGGGGTGGGGGATGGGTGCCGTGGTTTGAGGAGGAAGCAGGTTGAGACCGATTACCCGACCGTCGCGTCCTCTGATCTTTTCAACGAATGCGCCACGCGTCCCCATGAGGAGTTGTGATGACAGTCGGTATCGAAAGATGAAAGAATTTTCTCCGATATTAGATTTAGTATTCAGGAGATCTAATATGGAATCTTTCTTAAGTCTTTTACTTGTTACAATTTCGCCATCGGGTGAATTGTCTTTTCGAAGGATTACGGGAAGGCGTGCTTGGTTGCCCGCGATGGCATCGATACATCGGGCCACCCATGTAACTTTTTGCATGCCCTCTCGTTGGGCGCGTTCAATGTCCCATGAATCACGATAAGGCTGACCGGTGAGGTTGGGGTTTTGGGCTACCGGTGCGCCCGGACCTACAATGGCCCTGCCTGCTGCCATTTGGTGCGATTTTGTTTCTGGAGAGTTCCAAGCCATATTTACTCAAGACCTAATAGGAAGCCAAGGATCCCACATGTTGCGCCAGCGACTATTAACCCCCACGAGGGTTGAATCATCCACGCGCCGATGCTTGTGAATATAATAAAGGATACCATTAGAGCATTTGCTGCATTTGCCCGACCAAACAGGGCTCTTAGCCAGTTCATGGGTGTTACCCTAGCGCACTCGCCAGCCTGCTCTAGAATGTATGAGAACTGGAGTTGTGATCATGGCTGATTGGGAAAGCATTTTAGAATTTCTACAACCGAAGGAGTCTCCATATTGTCCGGAGACTGCTTCGTTGACGCAGAAAGTATTTCTGCGCACCTACTCCATGGAGGCCCTGTTCGGCGGTGCGGCCGGCGGGGGCAAATCTTCCGCACTACTCATGTCGGCATTGCAATATGTGGACGTGCCAAATTACTCCGCCATTATCTTTCGTCGCACCTACGCCGACCTTGCCCTACCCGGCGCCATCATGGATCGCTTCACTTCATGGATTGGCAACGCAGATGACGTGTCGTGGAATGGATCCCTGTATGTGGCCACATTCCCATCGGGTGCCCGAATCTCATTCGGCTACCTAAACAACAGCCAGGACTACCTGCGCTACAAGGGAGCGGAGTTCCAGTTCATTGGGATGGACGAGGTCACTGAGATCAGGGAACACGATTACCGCTACCTCTTCTCTCGACTGCGGCGACCAGCAACAGGTCCCGTCTCTCAAGTTCCACTTCGGATGAGGTGTGCTTCCAACCCTGCACCCAATTGGGTAAGACAACGGTTCATAGTGGAAGGCGATACCACGGGCCGAGTCTTTGTCCCATCACTGCTTACCGACAATCCGGGTATCGACGCTGAGTCCTATCGTCAATCACTCCAGGCGTTGGACCCTGTAGAACGCAAGAGGCTCGAAGAGGGTGATTGGTGGTCAACCACATTGGGGACCATGTTCGACAGGGAGTCTGTTGTTCTTCTAGAAGGCGACGAGGTGCCGACACTGACACCCCGAGCAAAGGCAGTTCGATTTTGGGACCTTGCGGCATCAGAGCCATCTCCCTCTTATCCGGACCCTGACTGGACAGTAGGAACTTTGATGCTCTTCGATGAGGGAATTTCCTATGTCCTGGATGTCAAGAAGATCCGCCATCGGGGAGAAAAGGTCGAACAGTTCATCGCCCAGACGGCATATGAGGATGGGGTGTCAGTCCCTATCCGAATGGAACAAGAGCCAGGGTCCGCAGGTAAAGCACTCATCAACCAGTACGCAAGATTTGTTGTGCCGGGATTCGATATCCACGGCATCCGGTCGACCGGTGACAAGGTGACTCGTGCGCGTCCATTCGCTGCGGCCATCGCCAATGGCAACGTGAGGGTGGTAAGGGGCACATGGCTAACTGACTGGCTCGATGAATTGTCGTCGTTCCCGGAAGCCTGTCCCCATGATGACCAGGTTGACTCGGCGACGGGAGCCTTCTCATTTCTTACAGGTTTAGGCTTGCCTCAACGCAAACGGGCGGCTATTCTGGCCTAAATAGTATGGAGGCCAAATGACACCTGAAGATGTCCGGGCGTTGCGGATGGAAATCACCGCCCTCGATTCCAAGTTGCTTGAATATACGAAAGCCGACCATCCGGTCGAAGATTCAGCCAACCTATTACTCGAATTGAATCTCGCCAAACGGGATATGGGGGATCTCTACAACACCCTGTCTGCTTGGATTGGTGGCGTCATGGAGAGCAACCAGTTGCTGCCACTCAGGAATGGCGCACAGGTAGAACGCAAGATGTCCTCTAGCCGTTCTGGATGGCAACACAAGGATCTCGCCCGAGACGTGATCGGGCGTATCGAAGAATCGTCCGTTGATATGGGGACGGGCGAAGTTGTTATGACTCCGACCGAGATGGTCTTGAAGATGATGGACTACTGTCAGCCGTCCTATTGGAGGGTGGGGGAACTCAACAAGATCGGATTGAACCCCGACAATTATTGTTCGGGATCTGAAAGCAAGATAAGTGTGATTGTCAGAAGGGGCGACGCAGAATGAGTAAAGATCTATTAAAACAACTATCCACACCATTTCCAGAAGAACTGGAAGGCACCCTGAACAAAGGGGGAATGGCCTTCAGGTTTGTTTCGGTCAACGAGGTCATTGCGCGCCTCAACGAAGTGCTTGGGGTCGAGAACTGGACCTTTGAGGTCATCTCTTGTGAGCGCACCCTTGAGGGGGGCGACAACATCATTGCCCATGTCCGCCTATCGGCTCTTGTCGAGGGTAAGTCACTTCAAAGGGATGCGTATGGTGGTGCAGAGGTCAAGGCAAAGAAGAACGGGGGTCTCCTCGATTTAGGCAACGATCACAAAATCGCTGTTTCCGACGGCCTAAAGAAGGCTGCCTCCATGATCGGTGTGGGTCTATACCTCTACCGTTCCGAAGAAGCCCTCGCCCACGAGGCCCACACTTCTGAAGATCCAGAAGCGAGGGAGTTGTACGACAACTTCAGCAGCCTGATTGCCAAGTTTGATAAACCCCAAAAGGAAGAGGTGGCGATCTTCTGGAAAGAGCATGCAGGGGAACGCCCCAAGCCGAAGCCCGACGCTATGGGTAGTGTCGAAGATCTAACGGCCTTAGTTGAGAAGTGTGTCGCCATTTCCTTTGGCGCGGAAACCGTCAATGAGTGAGCCGGTCGTGAAGTTTCCCAAAAACTCGATGTACCGCTGCCCGTCGTGCACGTTGCATTACATAGGGGGTAGGTCCGCGGAAAGGTACGACTCTTCCTGTAATGTCTGCGGCACCACCATCGACCCCAAAGGGGACCGCGTTAAATGAGCAACATCCGGAAGCCACAGTACGACACTTTTACCCGCAAACAATTATTGAAGTTTCGGGAAGAGGAAGCAGAGCGCATGAAAAAGGAAAAATCTAAAACAAAATAGGGGTACATATATATGAATACTTTAAATACGAAAGAAATGCTCCAACGGTTTCACGACCGAGCGGAGGCAGTGAAGGGGCGGAACATGCCGCCAGTAGCGGGGGTTGAACGCCAAAGATTTATTAAACAGGCCGAACTTGATTATCAAGACTTTGCCTTGATTGCAGATGCTCAGATCAGTTTGGAGGGAGGGGTTTTGACGGTCGACCTGCGACCTGCGATTTGTGATGCCACGATTCGAAAATCACCGACAGGGATCGTCGACAAGACTGCAGAGCATGAAACCCGAGCGGCCATGGACAACATCGCCAGCGCCCTCCCGACCGACGGTGCCAAGATCACTCCCAAGATGCTCGACTCCAAAGCAGACCTACAGGACTTGATTGACGGAGCCGAGATGTTCAGAGTGGTTAAAACCATCGAACCGATCGACGTGGATGCATGTCCCGGTGCAGATCTAGCCAAACCTGTCCAATCCTCCATCCAGCCCGTAGGTTTCAGTTTGACGCACGGGTATTTGATATGACTGCCGTAGCCCCTCCACACTTGTCGCCGTCATCGATGTCCACCTTCCGTCAATGTCCCCTCAAGTTCAAGTACAACAAGATCGACAAAATCCCCGACCCTTCCGGCAAGGAAGCGTTGATGGGGAACTTTGTTCACGATGTTCTTGAAGAACTCTACGGCTTGCCCCCCGAAGATCGCTCCCAAGAACAAGCCCAGTCATTAGCAAGGAGCATATGGGATGGGCAAAATTGGGGACAGAGAGTCCACCCTCTGGTTCCAGACGAAGAAGAGTACCGAATGTTCCGCTGGAAAGCGTGGTGGTGCATTGAGAACCTTTGGAAGATTGAAAACCCAGAACACGTTGAGCCTGACGGGTTGGAGTACGAACTCAACGGCGAAGTGTCTGGAGTGAAACTCAAAGGGTTCATCGACCGTTTCACTATGGACGAGAGCGGTGGGGTTGTTATTTCGGACTACAAGACAGGCAAGGTTCCACGAGAACAATATGTCGATGACCGATTTCTACAACTACGCATTTATGGAACGCTGGTAGACACTTTAGATATTGGACGTACTGCCAGCCTGGAACTGCTTTACCTCAAAGATGGGGTCAAATTCGAAGTTCCCTTTAGTGAGGAAGTCCTTATTAATACAAGCGCGTATGTGAGAGACGTAAAGGATGACATCGATAAAGCCTGCGCTACCGGAGATTTCCCTGCACAGAAATCTGTTTTATGTGGTTGGTGTAGTTACAAGGGGATATGTCCACTATGGAGCAACTGACTGGAGTAAAGGTAAGTATGATGCCTGACGAATTTTTTGCTCGCCTGGTTGCGGACGATGTTAAAAATCGTGTCACAGCCCAGCAAAGAAAAGAGTTGATGCTCGAAGATAATTGGGACCGCTGGAAAAGGGGTCTCTTATCCTTGATTGACAATCTTGAAGACCAGGTTGAAGACATCAAGATAGATGCCGAAGCGGATGCTGTCCGATATGGGGGCATGGGACGACACGGCAAGCGTTTGGCGGATGAGGCTGCGCGAGCCTATGAGATGCGGCAAACCAAGGTCGAGCGATTTCGTCTGCACGTTGAACGGCGTTTGGGTCAAGTGGAAAGCATGCTCAAAACAGGCCAGCCGATTGACGAGAACCCATGGGAGACGGTCGAGTTCTACCGTCGGGCAATCGTGACCCATCGGAACATGCTCAATGATTTCGACTTAGAGGACACGGCTATAGACCGAGCCCTATGGGCCACTCTTGAGAACCGCTGGGACTTCGATGCGTTAGACCCGTCGGCCCTGTAATGAGAAGTCGTAGCAAAAAGAAACAGCGCGAGTATGTTGAGCGGCGCAAGTTGGTTAAACGGCTACTGGAAGATCGTCCGTATTGTGAAGCCTGTCCAGTCTTCGCAGAACATGATCAGGCCGGATCATATGTCCGTAATGGCAGTGTTGATATCCACGAATTGAAGCGTCGTTCTCAAGGGGGGTCCATTACAGATGAGTCAAACTGTATGGCGGTCTGTCGCCCCTGCCATCGACGGATTGGCGACTACCCCGAACTGGCCGTTGATCTTGGTCTTGCCAAAAGGAGTTGGATGGGATGAAGATCATGGGTTTGGACTTATCTCTCACCTCAACGGGAATTTGCATGGGAGACGATAACTGTGTTGCATATCACTCTTACGACGAAGACACGGACCGACTGAGGGATATAAGAGACTTCGTAATAGGGTTGTGCATAGAGAACGATGTCAAGTGTGTAGTTATGGAAGGTTACTCTTTTGGCTCACGCAACAGGGCACATGCTCTGGGTGAGTTGGGAGGAGTTATGAAGGTGGCGTTTGACGAGGCGTGGATTCCTTATGTGGTCGTGCCCCCCACCTCGCGAGCCAAGTTCGCTACTGGTCGGGGAAATGCCGGCAAGGCAGAAGTGGTTTCTGCCGTGTCATTCAGAACTCAACGTTCTTGGTCAGGCAAGGGTATAGATGATCGTATCGATGCTTGGGTGCTCCGGGAAATGGGTCTTCACCGATTGGGTCAGAGTGAGTATGAATGGCCTGTTGAAAATGTCAAGGCCCTCGATGGTATCGAGTGGGAGCCATTGTTAATGATGGCAGGAGTAGAGAATGGTGAACCGATCACAGCCGATTAGTCAGGTCGACATTGAGCATCAACTCATGTACCTGATCGAATCATTAGAAGGCGAGACAGAAGCGTTTGAGCAATTAGCAGAAGACGCCGCGAAAAAGGAGTCCCGCTACAAAGCCAGTTGGGCCAAGGAATACCTGTCGGCCAAGGGGTCGATTAAAGAGCGAGAGTCTTGGGCCGACTACAAGTTGGCAGACACCCAGTTTGACTTCAAGTGTGCCGAGGCTCTCGTCAAGGCCAAGCGAGAAAAACTGCTGTCACTGCGGACCTCGATTGATGCCATGCGAACGCTCAATGCAAATGTCAGATTCCAAGTGGGTCCATGATGGAACATAATGCGAATGAAGCGTTGGGCGACATGCTTGTTCCTTTGGATGAGTTGACACCGCTGGAACATAACCCGCGTGTGGGAAATGTCGAAGCCATCATGGCTTCATATGAAGAATTTGGTCAAGTGAAACCGGTTGTGATTAGGCCAAACCAGGATGGCACTTCCACTGTCATCGCCGGGAACCATCAGGTTGAAGCGGTTAGGCGGCTTGGGTGGACTCATATCGCTGCGGTTTCGATTGATGCCGACGATAAGCGAGCGGTTGCGTTTGCTCTCGCAGACAACCGGACGATGGAGTTGGGGTATACGGACCCGGCTCAGGCTTCGGAAATGATTATCGAAATTGTTGATGAATACAACGATTTAATGGAGAGTCTCCAATGGGACGATTTTGAGATTGCATATTACGAAGAGCAATCTCAAAAAACCAAATCCAACGACAGCGACGGAATTGGTTTTATTACTCCGGCAATAGGGGAAGTGGTTGGGGCCGCAGCAGAGATGTTGGCTGGAATGGTTCAAGAGGGCGAGGATGGAGAACGACAAATCGTCGCTGACGACTCGATGGATCATGCTGATGTCGCAGTACAGGGGAGTACCGCTCTCGTTCCAGGTGCTGCCCCTCGTGCGGTAGTCCAATACACAATTGTTTTCGATGATCCCGACCAGCAGAAGCGGTGGTACGACTTTGTCCGATGGCTTCGAAACAACCCGGGTTATGACGGAGCCACCACGGGACAGAAGATTCTTTCGTTTATAGACTCCCATTCAGAAGTATGAGCCGCCAAAGAATGTTTCTCGACATATCTTGTGTCGAGGCGGCTAGACAGAGAATCCGACACGTTTATGACACTTTCGATACGGTTTGCGTTCAATTCTCTGGGGGCAAAGACAGCACAGCGGCTCTGTATCTGGCCAAAGAGATTCACGAAGAGCGTGGTCTGGGTCCAGTAAAAGTCATCTTCCGTGATGAAGAGATGGTCAGCCCGCTTGTTGAGGAGTATGTCAATGAGGTCCGTCAGTTTGACTGGGTGGACATGGAGTGGTATTGCTTGCCGGTCGGTGCTGAAATTTGGGTGCTAGGCAGACGACAGTCTCTAATCATTTGGGATGAAGAGCGCGCAAAAGAAGGGAAATTGGTGCGCCCCATACCCGAATGGGCTATTACTGCATTTCATTTTGGTTTAGATCATTCCCAACCGTTGACCAAATCCATGGATGAATACACCATGCAAGGCAAGGTCGGGCAGGTTGCTTTCATCACTGGAGTCCGAGCCTCCGAGTCCATGATTCGTTACAGGTCGGTTGTCCAAAAGTTGCATGAGAACTACATCAACAACCCTTACAAGTTGAGTAAGAGTGTTCCCCTCAAGTTGGCCAAGATCATCTACGACTGGAATGTAAATGATGTTTTCAGGTTCATCTCAGAAGAACACAACGCCCCCTACTGTAAGTACTACGACCGCGCTGTAGCCACTGGTTCCAATACAAGGGTTGGGGTTCCATTGCATGCAGTCGCCATCCGGCGAATTGGTGACCTTGTAGCGACCGAGCCGGAGTTCTTTGACCGCCTCTGCGAGTGCTTCCCTCAGATAGATGCCCAACGTCGATGGTGGAAAGACGTTGATGTAGAGAAATTCATCGCCCTCTACTCAGAGGAGGGGTGGGAAGGTGTCTCAGATTTCATTAATACCTACATGATTGGACCCGGAAACACTAAACGGGCAATGGCAATCGCCGCAGAGTTTCGCCGCAAACACGCTCGCGACCCATACTCATACCCATTCGAAAACCTGTTGCGCCATTTACTACTGAAGGAAATTGGTAGCGCCAGGTCGGTTACCCCCGTGGGACCCAAAACGCGTGCCCACACATTACGAATGAAGGAGATGGCGGATGGAGATTGAACTAGTTGAGGGGGAGTCGCTGAATATTCCCGAATGGGGAGCCACTTACATCTTGAGGCCAGATCTACTGGTGTTGGCGAGATCTATTTCCGAGCATGGAATCCTTGCACCACTGGTAGTTCAGCGGGAAGGGTCTAACGTTATTGACGGTGGACAACGCCTGCGTCTGATTCTGGGAAACAAGCCCCTCAACGAAGCCTGCGAGGGCAAAGTTCCCATTGTGTGGGTTGACTGTGACGACACAGAAGCGATGATTCTTCATATCCAAATAAATCGAGGCCGTGGAGCGGTGGTCGCTCACAAGTTGTCCAGGTTGGTTAAAACGCTCAGGCGTGTTCTGCGTATGACCGATGCCCAATATAACGATTTGTTCAGTATGAAATTCGATGAACTTGAATTGATGTTGGACGGTTCAATTATCAAACATCGGAAGGTCGCTAATCACAATTACTCTAGGGCGTGGGTTCCGATAGAGGCTCCGCCGGGAACAACTGATAGCGACATGGCTATTCGCCAAAAGGTCGCCATAGAGAAGCCGCCCAACGCCGACAGGTAGTGAATGGTAGACTCTACATAGATTCGAATCCTGTAGGAGTCTCTATGAAGTTAGGTATATTCGGTGGGTTTAGACTGCTTATGACACTCATGTCATTGCAGCATTTTTGGATCCAAATTAGTTGGGCTGATAGGTTCAAACGACGTGCGGGTAGAAGTCGTCGTGTCGCGAGCGCCGCCCTTCGGCGGAGGACTTCGGGGCGCCGAACCGAGAGCGTGCGAGACATCACGCGTCAAGTTTGGCAGAACCGAAGGACTGGTCGAACCCAGTCGAGCAAACCGTCCTAGTGGCTCGCCTGCAAAGGCGGTAAAAGCGTATGGCATTAGTAACCAAAGCCGACATTGTTAAATACATGGATATCACGCTGACTCCTCTTCAAGAGGACACGGCGGACATCGTTCTTGCGGGTCTCCAGTCTGAAATGGAAACCTATTTAGGTCGTCCTGTTGAGGTCAACACATACACCAATGAAGTGCATGTGATGGGGTCAGACCATGTTGGTGTCCCAATGGGATCGTTTTTTAAGAACTACGACAATTCGGACACAACCTCTGGAGCCTGGCCCACCATTCAAACCTTTACCGACCCTCCTGAAACGGTTTACCTTCGCAACAGTCCTATCGCAACAGTCACATCTGTTACCCGCACCCCTGCATCTGTTGGCGCTTCTGTCGAAACTTTAGCCGAACACACAAACTATGTTATTCGCCGTTATGGAATTGACGTATATGGCAGTTCCCCTAATGACAAAATCACGGTCACTTATACGGCGGGTTTGACTGGCGCTAATATTCCGATGTTCAAGTTGATGATTTTACGCGCAGCGGCTCGGGAAATGCAGAACATGCATGACGACGTTGTGGGCATTAAGGACCTTGACCCACGGGAAACCACCTTGGCGGAAATCGGCTTTTTGGAGAAAGAACTACTCGCCCTCAAGAGGTACCGGCGCGTAAGGATCTCATAATGCGCATCGATATTGATGTCGACTACGACGACGATGAGGCTCAGAACAAACTCGATGCCATAAAGCGACGGGGTAGGAACTTCAAAGACCCCCTAGAGGAAATTCGTGACGAGTTACAAAAAGCGTGGACCAAGAACTTCACAGCCAATGGTCTCGCAGTGGGGGGTTGGGCTCCTTTAGACGCGGAGTATGCGTCTTGGAAAGCCGCCAATTACCCGGGTGCACCACCACTCGTACAGACTGGGGAACTCTTTAAGGCCATCTCCTCTTTGCGTGGAGTGGAAGTTGACATTGATCGCCACAAGGCCGAATTCAGTCTAAATAATATTCGGGTAGCAAAGTTCCATCAGTATGGAACGGAACATATGGCTAAACGCGAAATCATTTTTGAGCCGGCAGGAGCGAATAAGCGTTGGGGTAGGATGATCAGAGAATACCTTGAAGATGGCGGAGATGGAGACCTGTTCTAATGCCAACACTTCCTAAACATGAGTTGATGCAGGGTGCTCATTTTGCCAAGCAGTATGTCACCGACTACCTTCAATCAGATCTTCCAGACCGCATACTTGATTACAGGAACGGCTGGCTATTGACTGATTCTGAATTGCCTCTTCCTGCTAGATACCTTAGTTATGAACCAGTGGCACTGGATAAGTGGCCCACCATAATTACGGTTGCCCTGACGACCAACAACATGGAACGCATTGGCTACGCAACGAGTCAGTACTCGCCCGAATATCGGATGTCCTACAATATGAGGACCTACGTTTGGTGTCGATCCAGCAATTCCGAGGAGACGACACTCCAACGCGACCGCCTCACAACTGTCGTGCGTTCTGCACTGCTTGATTATCCGAGCCTCCAGGCCACAGACACCACGAGAACTTTCCGTGCTGAAATTGATGAATCTGGCATGAGGGAAGAGTTTTCAGATTTGACCCCCCTCAAAGGTGAAAGATTTTTGGCTGGTGCATATTTAGGGTATGAACTGTCTCTAGATGAGGTTGTCATGCGTAAGGCTTACGGCCACGTCGACGAGGACGGGGTTTCCTTCGGGGTTAAAAATGTTGGAGTTGAGGACACCCTCACACTCGCATCCACTTTGGCTCAAGGGGGTGCTTCCGAATGATGCCGATAGTCGAAACCGATTGTGTCTGCAAGGAATTAAACAGTGTTCTTGACCCGGATGCTTTTGACTATGACCGCGCCAATTCTGTAGTAATCCACAACAACAGTGGATACATCTTGACGACATGCAAATATGGACACAGGGCTCCCATTTTTTCATTGACGCTATGTTCCCCCGACTATCCAAACATTGCGGAGGCGATCGAACGTAAGTCGGTGGTAATAAAGAGAGAGTATGATGCTCTCGGCCACCCCATAAGCAACTAATAAGGTACAATCATCTCATGGCAGATAAAACTTTCAAGCATTCAGACCACGCGTCTCACCTCAGTGATCCTGATGGATTGACTTGGGTGCGTAATACATCTTTGTCAAATTTTACGGTTACCGATGAGGGGCATGTTCTGCCAACAAAAACTTGTGGGGGGTTGTCATCAGTAGATAAAACCACACAAGCACTCCTCGATAACGGAAGTCTTGCCCTATGTTCAGCCCCTGCTGCCGATAGAGCAAAGCCTCGTGAGAAAGAGGTAAAAAAGTCCGACACTAAAACTGGTGGCGGCCATACCCAAGAAGAAAAGTCCGATTAGTAATGGACTTTAGAAGGATGACTCTTCAGAGCCTCTGTAGTGGTAATCTTATGGGTAGTAGTTGCACGGTGACCTCATAGGGTCGTCGTACAATATTAGACGAATACCAACGGGACGGTTCATATGCCTGGCGTAACGATTTCAACTGCAACACGAAGTGGCCCAATCGGGAACACTATTCGGCCATCCTCGCAGGCTTTTTTCTGCGGGCTTGCCGATCGAGGCCCGACCAACAAGGCCACGCTCTGTGCGAGCCTTTTGGACTTTGAGTCCGTTTATGGTCAATACCAGTCTTATTCGTACTTGCATCCAACTGTGGAGACCTTCTTTGAAGAGGGTGGTTCACAGTGCTGGATTAGCCGTGTTGCCGGTCCATCGGCCACTACAGGGTTTGTAACCCTGACCGACGGATCCAACGACACGGTTACTTTCACCGCCAACGGTCCCGGTGCGTGGAGTTCCGCTCTGTCAGTTAGCACTGCCGTAGGTAGTGTCGCCAACAGCAAGACTGTCACCCTTTCTCTTAGTGGCACAGCAATCTTCGTAGCCAACGACACTACGGCTAGCGATCAGATCGTCAGCAAGTTCTCCGCCAGCGCCATCGCCTCCTACTACGTCACAGTGACGGATGAGGGTGGCGGATTGGTGGACACCTACAGTAGCGAACAGAACCTTGCAGCGGGCGACGATGACCGCTCCAACGTGACCTCTGCACACTATGTTGCCGGCCTAACAAACTTCAACGACGCTTATGGTGTCGGCGCTGTTTCGTGTCCGGAATCAGAGGTTCAGGCCGTGTACCAAGGTCTGCTCGCTCACGCTAATACTCACAACAGGATCGCAATCATCCACTCGGCGGCGGCACAAACTGTCGCTCAGGCCGAAACCCTCGGAATCACAATCCGAGGCAACGAGTCCAACACCGAACACGGTGCGCTCTACTGGCCTTGGGTCAATGTTCCAACTTCTCTCGTCGGTGTTACTCGCAAGATTCCACCGGACGGATATGTTGCAGCCGCTCGGGCACGCGCCCACAACGGCAAAGGCTCCCATCAACCGGGTGCAGGCACCATTTCTATCGCTAAATGGGTTTCTTCGCTTGAAACCGAAGCCAACGCAGCATCAGGTAATGCCCTGGACTTCGACAATGTCAACTGCCTTCGGGTTATTGACGGAGCCGTCCGGGTCTACGGAGCGCGCTCCCTGTCAAACGACACAGCGAACTTCCGATACATCACATCACAGGACACAATCAATGGCATCGTTTACGACGCCAACAAGGCTCTAGAAGAGTTGGTCTTCAGTGTTATCGACGGTCGCGGAAACATTTTCGCCGCTGTTCAGGCACGGTTGGTCGCCATTCTGGAACCACGCCGAATCAGTGGGGCTCTATACGAAGCCTTCGATCAGATCGGCAAGCGAATCGACATGGGTTACACCGTCAAGTGCGACACGGGCCTCAACCCCGCTACACAGTTGGCTGATGGACTCGTGAAGGCAAAGATCGGCGTTCGCGTGTCTAGCGTCGGCGACCAGATCAATGTCGATATCGTCAAGAGCAACCTCACCACTTCAGTGGTGTAGACGGAGGTACTTAAATGCCACATGGTGGACCACATAAACTTTCACAGCGCCAGATCGTCTGTAACATCGTTCGCGAGGATGACACACTTCCTTCGTGGGGCGAGTTCCTGTTCGCTCAGGTCTCTGGTGGCGAAATCACTGCAGCCGTAGAGAAGGTCTATGCCGGCGGTGACCAATTCCCAACAGTATTGTGCGCTCCTTATGAAATTGGAGACGTAACTGTCACAGCCCACATGGATGACTACGAAGAGCAAAGCACTGATCCCGGCATGGGTGGTGCAGGTGTTGCCGTGAAACTGGCAACTCTCAGGGAAAAAGTCGGACGGGCTTACTACACTCTCAACGTGTATCTAACTGACTGCGACATCAAGATCACCGGAACTGACCGACAATACACTAATGCCCTACTTGTGGGTATTACTGAGCCTGAAGGTGATGCTTCTTCTGGAGCACCAGCAACCTTCTCTCTAACCTTCGCCTGTCAGGGTGTTACTTCTAACCTAGCATCACACTAATTCTTCCCGATTATCGGGAGTTACTGTGGCGAGGTTAAGGGTGTGCTAGTTTCTCGCTTATGAGCACAGAACTATACACTGACGAATCCTCTGAGGAAAAGCCCGCGAAGAAGGCCGCTACGGCCGCTCCAAAGGTTCCAGACGCCCCAGAGCCGAACATCCTTGAACGTCTGAAGGAAACGATCTCAAAGGAAGTCGAACGACCCGTCGTTCTACTTGAGGTTCCCGAGCGTGATGGGGTGATGATTCGCATCAGTCCCAATATCAACCAGTCGAAGATGCGCAATTGGCGCAAGCAGGCTGGCGAGGAAACCAAGAACGGGCTGGATCCCACAAAATTCGCCTGTTATGTCGTCGGACATACAACTGTCGGTATCGAAATGGACGGCGAAGAGGTTATGGATGACGATGGTTATCCCATGAACTTCGCTTCCGCTGCGGTTCTCAAGATGACAAGCGCTAGCCGTCCTGTGCCTGACGCCGTTCGCAACTTTTTTGGGAACGATCCTCACGTTGAATCAGCCGCCTTGGCTGTTCTGGAGGCTGCAGGATTCTCTGATGTTGTTGACACGGTGGACCCTACGAACGAATCTTCGATCTCCTAGCCGAAGATTCATATATAAAGTCGGCAGCAAGACTGTCGGAAGCGTTTTCTACTAGTCCTGTAGAACTTTTGAAATCTGACGACTTCGAATGGGCTGTTCTACTGGCCTGTGCTAAAGTTATACAGGATGACCGGGAAAAACAAGAACGGGAGAATCAATAGGGCTCCTTGTATCTAACCGGCTCTGAGTCCTCTTTGGAGCGCATATGGCCGATGTAAATCTTGTAGTAAGAGCCCATCTGCGCGGCGAGCGGGAACTCAACAAGGCTGAACGCAAACTACTTAGAATCGCCGTTGCGGCCAAAACCGCTGATAATAATATGGCGAGTCTTGGCGCCTCTTCTCAGAAGTTCGCCAAATCTCTGAATCAAACCACTGAACGATTCACCCGGATCATGACCGACTGGGACAAGATGGTCAAAGGGTTCGGTTCTTTGATCACAAAAGTACTCGGCGCTGCGACCAAGTTCATGGTTGTTGAGTTTGCTGCAGTCGCAGCATCAATGATTGTTGTTCATGGCCTATTCAAAATCGGCCGATGGTTAATGAAGGGGTATCACGGCGCCATCAAGATGGTC